TTTTGGTTCTGATATTTCTTGGGAACTAAATGTATATGATGATATCTGTGATGCATTTGCAGAGGCAGCTAGACGTGTATCAATTCCTGTCAAGTGGGGAGCAGCTTGGTCAGAGGGGGATATTAGAATGTATCAAGGAACTGCAGAAGATGCAATGAATAGCTACATAGATTTACGTAGGTCACAAGGACGCAGACCATTTATTGATGCACCACATTTTGAGATGATGTAATGGCTAGACAATTAACAGAACAACAACAAAAGTTTTTAGATGCACTGTTTGATGAGGCAGGTGGTAGTATAGTTCAGGCTAAAAAACTAGCTGGTTATTCAGATACTACATCTACTACACATATTGTTAATAGTTTAAAAGAAGAGATACTTGATGCTACACAAACATATATGTCACGTAATGCACCACGTGCAGCAGTTGCAATGGTAGGTGCACTAATGGACCCAACAGAATTAGGTATACGTGATAAAATGCAAGCAGCAAAAGAGTTACTAGATCGTACAGGTCTTGTAAAAACTGAAAAGATGCAAGTAGAAACAAAGGGTGGGGTTATGCTTATGCCCCCTAAACAAGTGGAAGAAGATTGAATAAAACTGGTATTTGGAAACTTCCTCAACCAACAGATATACAAGAGGATAACGAGTGGATAGAGATTCCCCGTATATCAAGAACTATCCCGTTTGGTTATGAACTACATCCTGAAGATAGTGACGTTTTAGCACCAATACCTGATGAGCTAGATAAACTACAACAGGCTAAGAAATATGTAAAGCAATATTCGTATCGTGAAGTTGCTAACTGGCTATCTAAAAATACGGGTAGATATATTTCTCATGTAGGATTAAGGAAACGGCTTGACAATGAAAGAACAAGGAACAACCAAGCTAGAAGCCTACGCAGATGGGCAGACTATGCGAAAAAGGCAATCGCCAAGGCGCAAGCCCTTGAGCAGAAAAGACTCAATAGCAAAAAAGAAACAAAGCAAAACAATAACGCAGCCTAAACCTATAGTTACAGAAATACCTATAGAGGAACAGCACAACGTAGTATTTAAACCTAATGCTGGCCCCCAGACAGATTTTTTAGCAGCAGGTGAACGTGAAGTGTTATATGGCGGCAGTGCAGGGGGTGGCAAATCATATGCAATGTTAGCCGACCCCCTGCGTTACATGGGGCATCCTGCATTTTCAGGATTGTTATTACGACATACAACAGAAGAACTTAGAGAACTTATATTTAAATCTCAAGAAATGTACCCTAAAATATGGAAGGGTATTAAGTGGTCTGAAAGAAAAATGCAGTGGACTGCGCCCTCTGGTGCGAGGTTGTGGATGTCCTACCTAGATAGGGAAGATGATGTCCTGCGTTACCAAGGTCTAGCTTTTAGCTGGATAGGCTTTGACGAGTTAACTCAATGGCCCACACCCTTTTCGTGGAACTATATGAGATCACGTCTACGGTCCACTGCACCCGACCTGCCCGTATATATGAGGGCAACTACTAACCCAGGAGGTCGGGGTCATCATTGGGTCAAAAAAATGTTTATTGATCCTGCTCCACATGGTACAACTTTTGATGCAACAGATATTGAAACAAATGAAGTCTTACGTTATCCTGCTGGACATGCAAAAGCTGGTAAACCTTTATTCAAACGTAGGTTTATACCTGCCCGTCTTACCGACAATCCTTACTTAGCTGAACAAGGTGACTATGAAGCAATGCTTTTGTCACTACCAGAGCAACAACGCAGACAGTTGCTAGATGGTGATTGGGACATTAAAGAGGGTGCAGCATTTACAGAGTTTGATAGAAAGATACATGTAGTAGAACCATATGATATACCTAATAACTGGGTAAAGTTTAGAGCTTGTGACTATGGTTATGGTAGTAAATCAGGTGTAGTTTGGTTTGCAGTATCTCCAAGTGAACAGTTAGTTGTTTACAGAGAGCTATATGTAAGTAAAGTTCTTGCTACAGATTTAGCTGATATGGTTTTAGATTTAGAAGCAGGGGATGGAAATATTAAGTATGGGGTTTTGGACTCTTCTTTGTGGCATCGTAGGGGTGATACTGGTCCTAGCCTTGCTGAACAAATGATTATGAAAGGATGCAGATGGCGTCCTTCTGATAGATCAAAAGGGTCAAGGGTAGCAGGTAAAAATGAAGTCCATAGACGTTTACAAATAGATGAGTTTACAGAAGAACCAAGATTAGTATTTTTTAATAATTGTACAAATATTATATCACAATTACCTGCATTGCCAATTGACAAAAAGAATCCTGAGGATATTGATACTACATCAGAAGATCATTTGTACGATGCATTACGTTATGGTATAATGTCAAGACCTCGATTTAGTATATTTGATTATGATCCAATGGGTGTTCCATCAAAAGGTATGCAGGTAGCAGATGCAGTGTTTGGATACTAAAACAACTTGTTTAAAGTGTGAAACAATATATGATAGTAATAAATATCAATCTTGTCCTAGATGTGAACAAATAAATGACTTTGAAAATGGTCCTTGGAAGGAAAATTAATGGCAGAAGATACTGAAGGCTTTATTGAAGATGATGCTGTTGCACTAGATGATAGTGACGAGTCTGGTGTCGAAGATTATAAAACTGCTAATATAATTCCTTTTATTATGGAAAAGTATCACAGGGCAGAAGATTATAGGCAGCAAGATGAGGAACGTTGGCTACGTGCATATCGTAACTATCGTGGTATATATAGTCCTGATGTGCAGTTTACAGAGGCAGAAAAGTCTCGTGTGTTTATAAAAATTACTAAAACAAAAACATTAGCAGCATATGGTCAAATAGTTGATGTGTTATTTGCAGGGCAAAAATTTCCTTTAACAGTTGATCCTACAGAACTTCCTGAAGGTGTAGTTGCAGATGTAACATTTGATCCGCAAGAACCTGAACAATTAAAAAATCAAGAACCTGTTAGTCCTTATGGGTTTGCAGGTGATGGTAAAGATTTTCCTGCAGGGGCAACTGCAAAAACATTACTAGAAAGTTTAGGTCCACTAGAAGACAAACTAAAAGATGTAGAGGGATTAAAGGAAGGTGTAGGCCAAACTCCAACAGCAGTTACATTTAGTCCAGCTATGGTTGCTGCTAAAAAAATGCAAAAGAAAATACATGATCAGCTAGAAGAGTCTAGTGCTAGTAAACATTTAAGAAGCACTGCATTTGAAATGGCTTTATTTGGCACTGGTGTGATGAAAGGACCGTTTGCCGTAGATAAAGAGTATCCTAATTGGGGTGAAGATGGAGAGTATTCTCCTGTTATAAAAACAATACCGCAAGTATCTCATGTGTCTGTGTGGAATTTGTATCCTGATCCAGATGCAAATAATATGGATGAAGCTCAGTTTATAATAGAACGACATAAACTGTCTCGTTCTCAAATGAGATCATTAAAAAAACGTCCATATTTTAGACCTGCAGTAATTGATGAAGCTATTGCACTAGGAGAAAATTATAATAAAGAGTATTGGGAAGATGATTTATCTGATTATGCACCAGAGCATGGAGTATATCGTTTTGAAGTTCTTGAATATTGGGGTACAGTTGAAGTAGAATCTTTAATTGAACAAGGTGTAGATATACCACCTGAAATGCAAGATATAGATGAACTACAAGCAAATGTATGGATTTGTAATGGTAAACTACTTCGTATGGTTCTTAATCCATTTAAACCTGCCCGTATTCCTTATATGGCTGTACCGTATGAATTAAATCCATATTCATTTTTTGGGGTAGGCATTGCAGAAAATATGGATGATACTCAAACTCTTATGAATGGTTTTATGAGAATGGCAGTTGACAATGCTGTATTATCTGGTAATCTTCTTATAGAGGTAGATGAAACTAACTTAGTCCCAGGCCAAGACTTAACAGTATATCCAGGGAAAGTATTTAGGAGACAGGGTGGAGCACCAGGACAAGCTATCTTTGGTACAAAGTTTCCTAATGTTGCCGCAGAAAACTTGCAGCTATTTGATAAGGCGAGGGTATTAGCAGATGAATCAACTGGATTCCCATCTTTTGCACATGGTCAAACAGGCGTATCGGGGGTGGGTCGTACTGCTTCTGGTATTAGTATGCTTATGGGTGCTGCTCAAGGTAGTATAAAGAATGTAATTAAAAACATAGATGACTATTTGTTACGTCCTCTTGGTGAGGGTTTATTTAGATTTAATATGCAGTTTGATTTTGATCCAGATATTAAAGGAGACTTAGAGGTAAAAGCACGTGGCACAGAAAGTCTGATGGCTAATGAAGTACGTAGTCAAAGACTTATGCAGTTTATGCAGATAGCATCTAGCCCTGCTCTTGCACCATTTGCTAAGTTTCAATATATTATTAGAGAGATTGCTAAGTCTCTTGAACTTGATCCTGAAAAGGTTACTAATAATATGAATGAGGCTGCATTACAAGCTGAGTTAATGAAACAGTTTCAACAAGAACAACCACAACAACAAACACCTGCAGTAGATCCAACAGGAGCAGGGGGTGGTACAATAGGCACTGGACAAGCACCAACACCGCAAGAACAAGGATTTAGTGGCAATGAACAACAACAAGGAGCACCTCAACAAGCTCAAGAAGCTGGTCAGCAACCAGCAGCAGTGGGACCAGTTCAGTAAGTATTTAGATATATTAATAGAACGACAACACCGTAATATGGAACAAACAGATAGCCATGTTATAATACATAGAGCACAAGGTGCTATATACGAGTTACGTAGATTACAATTGCTACGAGATGAGGTTTTGAAAGATGGGTCTTCTTAGTTCAGGTGTAAAAGCTGCACGTGTAGCTAAAAGTGCTTTGCCTGATAGTAGTTTTACTAAACCTAAAAAAGACGTTAATCCATTATTAAAACAGACAGAAGAAATTGCTAAGTCGCCTGACTTAATTGAAAAACAAACAGATTATTTTGGTACACCTACGGAGCCACTTGAAGAAATAATTGGGAGAATGTACTCTCCTGTTTATTCTGCAATACAAGAAATGCCTATTAGTAGAAAAGGAACTAAAGGGCAAAATATTAGTGCTTATCTTAATAAACGTGCTCCTAATGTAGACAAAGCTGAACTAGAATCGTTTGATCTTGAACTTGAGCCAGATCGTCTTTATACTAGAGAGGAAGTTTTAGCATTAGCAAAAGAAAAAGGCTCTACAGATTATACAATTGAAAAACAAAAATATTCAGAGTATGACGATACTCAAAGACAAAATGTTACAGATAAACAAGTAGATTATGTTGAGTTAACTGTAGAGGGTAAACAACAGTATACAGGTGATCAATCATTTGTTCATTTAGGAAGCACAAGAAATATAGGTCATACAAGATCTTCTGTTAGAATAGAAATGCCAGAGGGAGGTCCACTAACTCAAAAGATAAAAGATCGTCCTCGTTATCTTTTAGTTGAAGAAATACAAAGTGATTTAGTTAAAAGACGAGATGATCCAGAAATAGAATTTTCTACAGGATTTGATGAGGATTTTTATGATAGATCAATAAATGAAGAATTTGATGATTTTTTTAATGATATTCAAATAGATTTTAATATAGATACAGATTTAAGTGTTCTTAATACTATTAAAAAGTATTATTTAAATTTATTTAGTCCTTATAATGTAGATGAATTAGATGACATAAAAAGAATAAATGAAGATGATACTTTTAGAAGGAGATTAATACAACTATTAAAAACTGAACATAATATTGATGCACAGGGTAAAGATTTAGATACAGTTTCTTTAGATGCTATTAGAAAAAGCTCAGACATTTCACGTGCAGAATCTGATAATCTTCTTGAATTTTTACCAGAACAACCAGAGGAATCTTTAGAAAGGAATATAAAAGAATTATTTTCTAATGTTAGAGAAAATATAAATGAAGTGTATTCTAAAGAGGCCACAAAAAAACCTGTTCAAAAATTACCTATTGCAGATAGAAGTGATTATG